GGTGTTTGCAGTCTTCCACTGCATCTCGTACCCTTCAAACTGCCCGCCGTAGCCGATGAACGGCGCCTTCGGAGCCAGCGCCAGCATTTCTGCCTCTTGGCTGGTCCAGTAGTTGTACATCCGCTGGGCGTCCTTGGCGTTGCGCACCAGCCCGGAGACGTACAGCCGACCGTCAACCTCATACTCGTTGCCGACCACCCGCACCACGGGGATGTACTTGCCGGCCCACTCCTGTTCCTCAAGGATCTCGTAGCCGTTGATCTTGCACCACTTGACGCGCTTGCGGTCAGCCTGGCGCGAGCGCAGCGGCTTGCCGAACATCGCTTTAAGCTGCTTGTCCTCGGGCGTGCCGGCAAACGCCGTCTGGTTGCCCGGATACAGGTTCAACGTGGCGCGGTCGTAATCGACGTAGAAGTACTCGGCGATGCGGATCGTGTTCTCGTTGAGCCACTGGCTCAGCGACTGGTCGCCCACGCCCAAGCTCATCAGTGTGTTGGCCGGCGAGGCGTTCGGGTACAGCCGGTGGTACTCCTCGCGGGTGATGTCCTCGGTGATGAAGCACCACTTGGCGTCCGAGCCGCACGGGTCTTGGATCAGCGGGTCCATGTAGACCGAAAACGAGTTGCGCACCCGCCCGATCTTGATGTCCTGATCAAAGCTGTTGTCGTCGCAGTATTCGGTCAGCAGGCGAATGTAGCCCTCGCCAAACGATACTTGGTTCTCGCAGGCGGTGTCGTAGGCGACGTCAGCGTCGCTGATGTACTCGATGTGCCGCACCACGCCATCAAAGATCTCCGCGACCTCGACGTCAGCCTTGTCGTCAGCCGGGATCACCTTGCCGCTGGGGCGGTTCTGCCGCTGGTCGTTGGTGACCTGCCGGACGTGCTGCGGCAGCTTGTTGATGGTCAGGCACGGCCTGGCATTGATCGTCTGCCCCTGCACCGCACCGCGGGTGGCCAGAACGTCTGCCGGCCACTGCCAATGGTTGTCGGGACTGCCGGCGAAGAACTTCAGGTCGTCAAGCTCATCTTCTCGACTTTCCCCATACGCCGAAATCGCCTGATTCAGCCGGGTGCGCGCGGTGGCCAGCAAGTCCGATTCAGACTTGTTTTTACCCCCGCCGCCGTTGGCGACGGCTGCTGCGGCGGTGATGCCGGTGTAGTCAGCCATTACTTGCTCTTCTTCGCCGTCTTGGCGGACTCTTTGAACGCCTTGGCGGTCGGAGCACCCGTTGTGCCCGGTTTGCGCATCTTTTCGCCGCTGCCAGCAGCAATTCGCTCACGCTTGGCGTGGATATTCGCGTACAAACCCGGTTTTGTAGCCATTACGCCCCCATCCAACTGGCCGACATCTGGCCTCTGTCGCGCATTGTAATCGTGCGAGCGCGTTCGACATACTCGCGGCTGGCCAGCGGATAGGCAAACGTGACCGCCAGCGCGTCTGCGGCGTCAGGAGAGGCCAATCCGCGTGCTTTCATGTCCTTCTTCGACTCCAAATAGATCGTGCCGCTTGAGTCGGGCTTGGTCTTGGGGCCTGTCAGGTCCGCTTTGAGCTGCCGGTCGTTGGGCATGGACCCTGACTTGATCCACTCGCGCATCGCGCCCCACATCTCCGCGCGCTTGTTGCCCCACATGACGGTGTTCTTGGCCTTCCAGCCAAAGTTCACCCCGCGCACCTTATACCGCTGCTCGGTTAACCGGTCAAGTATGCCGTAGCCAAGCCCGCCCTCGTCCAGCACCACCAGCGCTGGTTTGAACTCCTCAATCGCTTCGATGACGTGCCCCACCACCGTCATCGTGTCGTCGCCCCGATAGCGCCGAATGGCCAGCAGGTCGCGCCCCTGCCTGGCCACGATGACTGTGGCGTCCGCGCCGCTGCGCGCCGGGTCCACCCCCAGCACGATAGGCGCATCGGGGTTCTTGTAGCGTGGCCGACGCATAGCCTCGTCTACTATGCGCGGGCTGATGAACTGGTCGTCGCCCGAGCTTGGGAACTCACCGTAGACCTCAATCCGGGCCTGCGGGCTGTCCTCGCCGTACTCCGCAATGATCTGCTCGTACACCGCCTTGTCGGTGTCCTCCACCGTGCGCGAGTCGATGTTGCGCGTGCGCCAGAAGTCCCGCTTGGCGTTGAAGCACTCGTAGAAGTACCCGCTGTTGCGCCGGGGGTTACTGAACGCCGTCCAGAACCGATGCGGCGTGTTCTCAGTGAAGAAGCCTTGCGCCACGTCCCAGATCGTGTCCGGTATGCCGCTGGCCTCATCAAACACCAGCAGCACGCCGTCGCTGTTGTGCAGACCGGCGTAGCTGTCCGGGTTCTCCTCCGACCACAGCCGCCCCTCCGCGCCCCAGTACCGCGTGCCCTTGCGCAGATCGCGCTCCACCAGGTCCGTCAGCCACTTGGCCGGCGTCACCCTCGTCGCGCTGATCTCGTACCAGTGGCTGTTGATCAGCATCGCCAGCCACTTCGTGATCTCGGCCCAAGTGACGCTGCGCAACTGCGCTTCGCTGTTGGCGCTGACGATCACGCTGGACCCAATGCGCGTCGTGATCATCCACAGCACCAGCCAACTGACCAGCGCCGACTTGCCGATCCCGCGCCCTGACGCCACAGCCATCCGAAACACGCTGAAGTCCACCTTGCCGTTGTTCGACTTGATGTGCTCCTTCATGTCGCGCAGCACCTGCCGCTGCCACGCTCGCGGGCCCTTGTAGTTGGCTAACGGCGTGTTCGCCTCGCTCCACGGAAACGCCAACATCACAAACGCCTCGGGGTCGTCCTTGACCGCCGGGCTCCACAGCCGGGCCATCAGGGTCTGTTCGTCTTCAGCGCTGTACTTTGGCTGCTGCATGTGTTGGCGCGGCTATTGACGCCGCCTTCGGTTGGTGTTCGATGACGTCCACGACGTCACTTGGGATCTGCATGACGCGCTGCTCAGCCTTCTCCAGCGCCATGCTGATGCTGATCTGCTGCGCCACGTCCACCTGCACGTGCTGCTTGGCCACCCAGTCGTGCCTGTGCTTCAGGATCATCTCTGCGGCCTTGGTGTCGCCATTACGCGCCGCCGTATGGATGACAAGACTCATCTCCCCTTCAGCGTCGGCGTAGCCCTTCTGCACCGCCAGCTCGGCTATCGGATCCATCTGACACAAACGCCGGTACTCAATCGGCAACAAGCCAGCGTTCAACGCCAAATTGTCGCCACGCAGGCCCAGCTTGGCCGCGTTGTACAGCCTCTGCAGCACAGCCTCGGTCGCCTTGACTTCACGCGCCGTGATTGGGAGTGACTGAAAGCTCATGCCCGTAATGTTACAGGTTGTTGGACGGTTTGCAAGTGTAACAAGGTGCTTTACGGTGTTGTGCTGTAAAAAATTTTGTTTGTGGCCCCTTCGTTTTTGACCGCTCAGGCTGCCGGCCCTCCCCTCCCCCTTCCTGGCGCGCAGCTCGCTGCCCTGGCCGCGCAGCCCGCAGCCCGTCAGCCCGTCAGCTCGTGGGCAGTCCTGGGCAGTACCCCCAGCATTCCGTCCCCATCAGCATCATGGGCAGTCATGGGCAGCGCCCGTGCCGGTCGGCATCATGGCTATGGGGTAGGAGCGCCGGGGAAGGGGCGCCGGGGGAGCGTGGGCAGTTGGGCAGTCATGGGCGGTACCCCTGACATGCTTGCGCCTACACACACATACATACGTATTGCGAATGATTCTTATTTACATCTCTAAGTTCCAAAACGTTTACCCAAAATCTATACCCAAGCATGCCCCCACTTAGTAGCTGCGCTTACCCAAGCCGACGCACAAAACGCCACCCCATCCCCGCCCATGGGCAGCGCTGGGCAGCGCTAGGACAAGAGCCGACAAAAAAGACCACACAAAGTGTTCAAGATTGTTTGACGGTGTGGTACATTGAAGTCCCCTTAACTTTTTACTCTCGAAACGATCATGACAAACGATACACAGACGATTCAGGCTCTCAAGGATTGGGCTCTTGCCAACTACGAGAACGGCGCCGACACCATCGTTGAGTGCTGGGACGACGAAGACTACGAAGAAGTCATTCGCGAGCACGGCGCCGACGCGCTCGCTTTCATTCAGCGCATCGCAGCTGTTTACGCGGACCGCCAAGCCGACGCGCGCAATTGCTGGTAACCCGGAGCCCTCATCATGCGCACCCGCATTCGTGACATCCTCTTTTCCATCGCCTTCGGTCTCGCGCTCGGCGCGCTGATCGCTGCCGGTATCTAAACCACAACACCATCATCAAAGGAAACACACCATGAATTGCCATTTCACCCACCAGACCCGCGCGGGCGACGTCTTCCACACCCGCGTCGAAAACGTCGCAACATGGGCCGACGAGCCGTACCCGCCCGGCGGATTTCTGCGCGTTATGCGCGACGCAGACGGGCGGATTCTGGCTGGCCCTCACGTCGATGAACTTATCAGCTGGGCCTGCCAATACGTTACGCCCGCCCACGCCTGACCCATCCGCCTAGGCGCCCCCAGCGGGCGCCTATGGGATGCGCCAGCATCACAGTCCAATCCAATCAACTGGAGTACACACTATGGCCACCAAGCCTACCGGATTCGTTTTTTATGATGGCCCATCGGCCATTGACGGCGCGCCCATCATCGGTATCGCCGTGCTGCATTCTGAAAATGTGAAGACCGGCGATATGGCGCAGACGTTCATTCTGCGCGCCGATCAATCCCCCCTTGCAGCTATCGATAGTGGGGACGATGCCAGCATATGCGGGGATTGTGTCCACCGTGGCGCCAACGGCGCGCCGCGCACGTGCTACGTGGACATCGGCAAATCCGTGATGTCTGTTTTTGGTGCGTGGACACGCGGCGCCTATCCTCTGGTATCGCCGGCCAATGGCGCGCGCATGCTGCAAGGGCGCGCCGTGCGCATGGGCGCCTATGGCGACCCTGCGGCCATCCCTGCAAAGCATTGGCGCGCCTTGCTGCGCCTTGCCGATGGGCGCACGGGCTACACGCACCAATGGCGCATGCCCTTCGCGCAGCAGCTGCGCGCCCTTGTCATGGCATCGGCTGATACCGCATCCGAACGTGACGTGGCGCGCGCCATGGGATGGCGCACGTTTCGAGTCCGTGGCGCCGATGAAACGCTGGGCGCGCGTGAGATCGTTTGCCCAGCATCAGATGAGGGCGGCAAGGCGCGCCAATGCATCACATGCCAGGCCTGCGACGGCGCTGACCGGCCCGGCAAAGCTAGCGTGGCCATCATCGTTCACGGGCGCATGGCGCGCCATTTCGCAACAGCCTAATGGGTTCGGTATGTCACGCTCCAACCCTATGCATCACACGCCCCCAGCCAAGACGCCAAAGGCTCCGCCGTGGCCGTTCCCAACCTCACCCCTTGCCTACCCCACCCTAGCCCCCGACGCGCGGCCACAGCGCGCGCCAGTGCCCTATCCCGTCAACGCGCCAGCGGCGCCATTTTGAAAGGATCACGCACCATGTATTTCGACCGATTTGACATCGCCGAAGCCTACTATCTGGCCCTGTCACACTGCCACGGCGGCCAATGGTCACGGGAATACGCGCGCCTGTGCAAGCTCTCGCGCAAGTTCAAACCCTCGCCCATGCTGGACGTGGAAACCCTTAGCGAAAACGGGCGCGAGATTTATGAGGCCGCATGCGCGCGCATGCTGGGGCAGGCTTGATTTGGGCCATCCTCGCAGCAGTGCTCGCTGCTTGCGTCATCATCGCGCTAGATCTATGATCTAAGCGTTTCTCCGCGTCTCCCTGATCGCCCGCGAGGGCGTTAAAAAACCGCCAAAGCTCACGCTCTGGCGGTTTCTTTTTGTCTGGACTACATCACCCCCACTAGCCCGCCTTTACGAGCGCCAGCGGCCCGGTAACGGCTGCGCGGGCCTCTATAGCGTCACGGGCATCTGCTTTGT